GCACTAAAGGGGACGTGCAGTTGGAACGACTAAGGCGTGGAGGCACTGACCTACCTAACGAGGTGATCAAGCAGGTAAGGGAAGCAAGGCAATCAAATGCTCAGATCTATACCTACCAGAAACTGGCGGAAGAATTTGACCTTTCTTACAGCGTTATACGTGGGATCTGCACCAAGGGTAATTACCAGACGACAGAAGCGGCTGCACAGGAAACTGCTATAGTGCCAGAGAAGCTAGGTTTAAGTATGGAAACTCTTACAATTACAGAAGAAGACACTATGGATTACTCAAGTATTGAGTGTATTTGGGGCCACAAGGGACGGTTCGGGTTGATGGGTGAATGCCTTGACTGCATGGAGGAGATAGCCAAGGGGAAATGTGAAATAAATCTTAAATCTTTTTCCTTTGATAAGTACTGGACCGTACGCAGCTTCTGGGACAAAGTCAATATTCCTAAGGATCATGACACAAAGCAGTGTTGGTCATGGGGTGGAGGCAGAAAACCAAGCAATGAAACGGTTGCTTACATGCCAAGCCCATTCCACTCAGCCAAAGCTCAGACTGCTCCACGGGTGGCGTTCTGGGTAGCCCGAGGTTACACTGGTAAATACCGGATTCAACACGCCAACAAAAACTGCGAATCTGGTTGCTGCAACCCAACACATTTAACCATTAAAGGGTTAAAGTTAGTAGAACAACCAGAGCAATTAACTGTCTACGATCTGTCCTATGGAAACATCTTTGAGCAAGTCAGGAAAGCCAGCGCAGAAGCGAAGTGAAATATTGCAAACTTGCTACCATAAAAAAGATTTTAAGTGGATAGGTCTGGTAACAATTGGGCCGGATAATTTCTGGACAACACCTAGTCCAGACAAAGAAGAAGTTGAAAGTGATTTGCGTTCACTTGAAAAACAACTTAATTATGAATTGATTGAAACCGTTGAAATGGAAGGAGTGTATCCTGAACGCGCTACAATAATAGAAGAAAAGTATCAAGCCAGCGGCAGAACCAATGGCTTGTACATAGGATTAAATTTGAACAATGGCAAGGTACTTAACGACATTACCAAGTAATCTTGGTTACGTAAATCTTGGCACTGTCCAAGCTTACCCAACTGGCGGTACTGGACCTACGGGGTACGGGCCTACAAGCTATTTCGGTAGTGATCCACTTCCTCCACGCCCTGGGGACAATATTAATAACCCAATTGACCTTGGGGACGTAAGTACATTTGATTCACTTTTTAAAACACTTACGTTAACCAACACGCACGGCGGTTTAACAAGAATACAGACAACGTTCTATAAAGTACGACTCTTAAAGCCGCGTTCTATCCAGTTCACACAGAACTACAGTCAAACTTCTTACGAATCAAAAACAAACAGAAACACTATAGTTTCAATTTACTCTGTTGAGGATGGGAACCACAGAAGAGAATTACCAATTAACGACAACGGATACGTTTATACAACCTCAGCAATTCCTTATACTGATTCGGACACCGACATAGTTGAAAGCCGTACAGCAGATTACCCCAACACAATTCTTCCTGATGGGGAGTACTTATTTTTAATCACAAACGACATTCGTTTTATTGAAACCACTTATTCAATCTCAATAATAATCTCATTGACTGACTGGCGTTACACAGATGAGCCAGTAGAAAAAGCTATTGACTTTGGTTCCATAACAACCCTAGTGGATACCTCTTTTGATTTCGGTGGTATAGCCGCATAAGTGCTACACTATTAGCAGCAAACCGTCTGCACTGTGAAAGTCATTACTGTTGAGCAGTTTGAGCACGATTTTGACGCCATCATGGATGACGTTTGCACCAACCTAGAACACTATAAAATAATTACCAAAGACTTTGCGGTCATGTTAATCCCAGTGGAAGCTTATGACTTCTTAAAAAACACATACAAAGAGTGGGTAAACGAAACAAAACCTCCATTCATTGAAGATTTTGATTAACAGTTACGCAGGTGGATTAAAGGGGGTAGGTTTTGCGTATGGAGTTGGTTTATTGAAGGGTGTAGGTTTTGCGTAAGGCTTAGGAGTATAGGTATTACCACGAGTAGAAACAGGATCAGCTATTCTTTTTGTAGTATCAGAAACTTCTTGGGTTGTAGAAGGACGAGTGATCTGTGCTTTATAGGGCTCTTGTTTAAATATTTCAGCCATTTTTACTGCTTGAGATGGAGAAGAAGTATTTGAAGTAGCTACTGGAGTAGCTGCAGGAGTTGTTGCTGCAGGCGTAGGCGTAGGTGCAGGTGCAGGAGTTGCTGCAGGAGTCGTAGCTGCTGCTGCCGCTGGAGCAGGGGTTGTCGTGGATGCCACCGGAGTTGTTGCTGTTGCTGGAGCTCCTGCAGCAGCTTTATCCAAAAGACGTTTCTTGGTACGATCTAACATATCAGGATCGTTCCATGCTTGTTTTTCTAACCCATAATTTTTAGCAATCTCTTCTCCAAGGGAAATTGAACCGCCATATTGATCCTTAGTGTTTCTAATGTATTCACCAATTTCATCGTCACTGAAGCCTTGTTTTTTTGCTTCTGCTAAATCTTGATCACCAAATATGTCAGGGTCATTGCCGTATGACGTAGATAGTTTTTTGTCAGGTGTACCATACCTAGACCATACTTGATTAGGAAGATTTAAATTTTTTGCAATATCATCTCCCAGTTGTACATTATTTTTTCTAGCCCATTCCCCCATTTCAGCGTCAGAGTAACCAGATTTTTTTGCGTCTTCATAATCAACTGTACCAAAAATTCCAGCATCATTACCTCCAGCTGTTGACATCGGTTTTCTGTAATCAGAAGTAGATGTCTGTACTTTACTAGAACGTAAGCCTTGTACTGCAGCAAGGTAAGAAGGAACAGGAGAAGGGTTTGCCATGATACAAAAATTAATTAAACAGTAGTTGATTAAGGTGTGTTTTGTTTTTTGGCCAGGGCATCAAGATACTTCTGTTGATCTTCCGAAGCAGTGGAAGATAGTTTAAAGGGGGTTTGAGTGGAAGAACTTGACGAATTAGTACTTGAAGCTGTAGTAGATGAGCTACTTTCAGGGACCCAAAAATCTCCGCCAGCTTCTCGTTCATAGTATTTTGAAAAATCTGAATGCTCTGTTTCAGGTGAAGTTGTATAAAAATGTTCGCCAGTATTAATGTTACGGTACCGTTGCACTTGTTTAGTTCCTTGACCCGCAGATTTAAATGCTTTACCTAATACGCCTTCAGAAGTATATCCTTGATTTTGTGCAGATTTAATTTCTTCCGGATCAGAACTTAGTAAATAATCGCCACTTTTTCCGCGCAACCTGGTCACATCAGCCGCACCTGCTGTTGTATCACCTGCTCCAAGCATATTAAATGCTGTTCCTTCAACATTCCAATCTGGGTTTTTTGTATCTTCAGCGGAAAGATTAGAAGAATATAAATGTTGGCCGGTTCTTTTATTGAATAATCGTGTAATAGGAGAAGTCGACTGAGTAGTGGAACTAGGAGTTGATGTACTAGTAGGTTGTCGAGTTGCGTTAACAGCCTTAACATAATCTTCTTGAGCATTTTGAGCGGCCCCAGCCCAAGTTGCTCGTGAGGCTGCCCACGGGTCAACACCACCGCTATTTGCTAATTGTTCTTTGTCGGCAATAGGTAATGACGACAAATAATTAGCCGCCTCCGTAGCGCGACCTTGTAGTTGATATTTATTTATCTGTTCAGGGGTACCTACTTCTTTATAACGTTGTTCAATGATCTTGTTTGTTTTGTCTTCAATTTCTTTCCTTATGTCTTCACCATGCTGGATATCTGCGTTAGAAATCGTAGAAAGGTAAAGTTGTGTAGGAGCCGGTGGCGGTAAAAACCCGTATGTCGTGGCCATAACTTTTTATTTTTTTACGTGGAACTCTATACTGATCTTACTACCAATAAATTGAGCCAGGTGTTGAACCCCTACAACCCCCAAGGGGCCGAGAACGATGATCAAAAAAAGTTCGGCGTAGGTGATGGGCCTTTTCATGAGGAAGAAGTTCCGCAGTACATGGTCCAGTTTAACGAACTATTGTCTAATATGTCTACAAAGGTTATGTACTCATTAATGACCTGGCAACAAAAACAGGTAGCAAAGTCCTGGTGGGAGGCCTGTAACTACGGCGGCAGGCCTAAACCAGGTGATTTAAAGCATATGGAAGACAAACGCAAGTATTATGAGTGGGTTTTACGGCTAGACCACATAAGACAGTGGGAATCTGCGTCAAAAAACGTTAAGATAATGGCAGAATTATAAAATTTTGTCATGTTGGCAGACATCTGGCTTGAAGAAGAGTTGCCTATAGAGGTAAATAAAGTTGTTGCTCCTATTGATCCAAATAAATATGTCAGCTATAGGTTTAATGGGCTTGATATACCTGCAGTAACTATAGAAAATCACGAGGAAAAGCTGGTACCTTCCCTGGCAAGGCAGGTAGAAATGTTTTTACCACCTTCAGGAAGCTTTGAAGAAGCTGATCTAAGGCGTTACCTAGAATTAGTACGTAGTTATGAGACCTCTACAAACGACCTGGTCCTTGGACTCTCATTGGCAGATCAAATACGAATATGTTTTAGTGACATGGTACCAGCAAAAATTTGTTCTAAATTTCCTGACATTGATTTAGCCACAAAACGCAGGTATCGGTGCGTTGCCGAGTACCTTATACGTCAAGAAGAACTGATTAAGATGAGGGATACATCAGGAAAACTAATAAAAGAAGTAGGAAATCTTGGAAAAATGGTAGTAATCTATCGTCCACTACCAAAAATAAGGGAAACCTTAAGGCGTTCGGGGCTGTCTAATTTCATTAAGCCTTCACCAAGGGAACAGGCAGCACAAGCCGTACAATAGTTTTCAAGGTATCCGAATTAATTTTTTCTTTTTCTTTGCTATCATCTTAAACAACCGCTTTAAACAGTATATGACTAACTACAAAACAAAAAAACTATCAAAGCTACTAGGGACGGCCCCTACCCAGACCGAACGTTTGATGGCAGAGCTTGCTGTTGAAAGGGTTTGCGATGATATGTGTGATTTTTATGATAGGTTTTATTTCTTTGAAGGCCCAGGTGCAATGGTATATGTACCAATGGCTAAAGAAGAAAAAGATACCATGTTCTATATGACTGTTGCTGCGCTCATTGCAGCCAAAGCGGACTTTGAAAGCAAAGACATGGACGGACTTGCAGAAGTAATGCGTAAGGCAATTGTTAAAGCGGAAGCCCTTGACCAAGAAAAGGAGGCTTTGTTCATCATTCAAGATCCAGAGCACATGTCCTTACTCCATTACAACCGACAAAAAGGTGCATCTGGGTTCGCTATGGCATGAGTTGTTACAAAAACCTACCTAAATATTTATTTCTCACCAAGATCTTAAGGATAGAGGAGGACTGGCTAACTCCTGTTGAGTATTTACCCTACATTTATGCATTGCTTGGTGACATTGACCTTGATCCATGCACAACAGAACATGCCAACAAAGAGTATCTACGCGCAAAGAAAATATACACATTTAAAGAAGATGGTATAAATACTCATGAGCCGTGGCTTGGCAAGACTTATTTATTTCCCCCAACATATGGACGTTGTTCTTTTAGTAAAGAACGTGGAACTTGGAGATGGGGATTAAAAGGCGGTCACCATAGTAAATCTCCTTCTGTCGTGTGGTTTAACCGGTTAGAAAAAGAGTGGAAGCTTCGAAACGTATCTGAGGCTTTATTTTTTTCTACAAGTCACGAAATATTAAGAAGCTGCCCTAAAATCTGGGATTACCCGGTGTGCATACCAAAAGACCGTGCTAGGTTGATACACGGAAAATTTATGTGTGTATTAGGTGCACCGTTTACATGGGGATTTTTTGTTTACTTACCTGGAACAGATCTTGGATTTAATCAAGTAGATAGGTTTAAAGAAATTTTTTCTCACGTAGGGAAAGTTATCTGTTAAATAAAGGCGAACGAAAGGAGTTTTTGAAACCGTATGTGCTGTCTCCGGGGCCAGATATAATAAAACGATCATCTTCTCTGCGCTCAGAGTCTATATTTTGTTTGTTTGCGTCTTTATTTTTTTCTATATACTCTTTTAAAAAACGTTTACCAGAAGTATTATCTGACATATTTGAACCATTAGGCCCACTTGCTTCCTGGTACCTGTTATCAACGTCGTAGTCCTGACTTGTATCTAGTTTCATGCTAATATTTGGGCAGCTACCTGCACTGACATGATTACTTTCAAGTCTACCCCAGCTGAAGACACCATTTGCTTTGGCGCAAGCAAGTCAAGCAATTATTTTTCTGATAACAATTTTTGGTTTGATCAGGACAGCTCATTTGGCTGTACTCCTGTCGGTGTGTCTGGTAGTCGAATCAATTCACCTGCACACTACAATAAAAATGAGGACATTGAGTGCATAGAAGCAATTAAGGCTTCACTTGGCACAGAAAAGTTCCGAGGTTTTTGTCAAGGTAATGCAATTAAGTATTTGTGGCGTGCTGACCACAAAAACGATACTGTTGAAGACTTAAAAAAGTGCCGTTGGTATCTTGATCGTTTGATTGCATCACACGGAAGTATTTAAATGGTTTTACTGGAACCGAGACCACCCTGCTCTTGGTTCCAGTACCGCCAGAATCTACGTAAAGTTTCTTGAGAAGGGTCAAATTCAAGCAATTTACGTTCCAAATATTCAATTGCTTTAACTTGATTAGGTGTTCCAAGATAACTTTCTCCAATATTTAGCAAACATTGATTAAGCTGGCACTTGTGCTCAAAAAATAAAGGTACTTTCTTGTCTGGCGCCAAGTAAAAATTAAGTTCTACACGCCTACGTTCTTTTAATTTTGGGTCTACGTTTAAATAACGTGAGTTAATTAGAGGGCTCCATTCTTTAATAATGGATTTCTTACTAGCAAATGTATTTATTAACTCTAATAAATAAGATTCTTTAAATACAGCAAGCCCGACACTATGAGCATAACTTAGTACGGCTGCTTTCTTTTTATCGTTTAAGTTAGCAAATACGTATTCTTGAATTTGTTTTGCAAAAACTTTAAGGTCCTCTACTAATTGTTTATTTATTTCTTCTATTGTTGACTTTGTAAAAAAATTAACTGCGCGTTTATTTATATGTGTACTATCGTATCCAATTTTATAAAATTCTTCTCCTTTGTTTTTATATGAACCAAAACGCCCATAACCTAAGTAGATTCTGGGCGTTGCGTAACGTTGGATTATATTGATTCCGTCTTGATTTAAGAACGGCGGAAAAGATTCATCAAGGGACGACGACGCTGCCGTTGTAACTGACTTCCGAGTAACCATCTAGCTCCAGAAGAACAATGTAATCCTTGCTTGCATTGGTTACGTTAACAGCAACAACACCTTTGCCGCGACCGTCTTTTGCAATGTTAGAAAAAACTTTGTAACCAGATGGAGCACTGGATCCAGTATAGGCATCTTCCTGGAAGATTTCCATTGTGTTAACGCCGACGCTACGGTCGATAGTTACAATTAAGTTTCCAGTACTGGCCGGGTTTACACGGAAGCCTCGAATATTTACGCCGGTGGTTGAAGAGGCTGAGGTTGTACCCTGATAAGTGATTTCACTACCAGCGTTAACAAAAAATGTGTCAAGCGTTCCTTTGATAGTACGAGTAACGGCCATGGTAATTAAGAGAGTTGACTTTCCGTGGAGTAGTTAAATTTAATTTCGGCATCAATGCCGTGTTCTTTCATAATACTAAAGAACATTTGTTTATCCATTATTTTTTGATGGAGCGTGTCCATAAACGCTTCTTCCAGTTCATCCCGGTCGAGTTGTTTCAAGCTCAGCGCTGCAGCGTGTAGAGCAAACTCTTCATTCATGGACAGCTCTAAAGCGTTGGCATCCATTTGTTATCCAATCCATACTGCTATCTTAGCAGCTATGAGTTATGCCGTCACCCCCACGCCTATACGGGCGTAGAAAAAGGTATATGTCGTTGATCAATAGCAAAATCAGGCAGGTCTGGAACACCCTCAACGTAGCCTGGGACTAGAGCTGGCAATCGTTCGGTAATGTACTGTTTCAGATAGTTTTCTGTTGCAGGGGTAGCAGCCATCTTTGTTCCATTTTTTATTTAAAAGAAGAGTGCTAAAAGCGTAGGTGCTTCCAAAAACCAATACAAATAGTAAAATGATTGGTTCCACTTGCGTTTTTGCTTTTTAACTACTATATTTTAGACTACTCAAAGCTTAATTCGCTGCAATATTAAAATCAACTTCCGCGCTGGTTCCTCCAACTTCACGCAAAAAATTAGCACGTAGTTTTTTCATTGGGAAACCATACGCGTTAAACGCATAAGTTCCGTTTTGTGTAATTGTGTTGGAAATCATTGCACCAAAATTTTCACCATCTAAGCTGCCATCTAACCTAACAACTACATTGGTATTAATATTGGTTACAGTAACGTTTAAAGTATAGTTCCGTGTAGATAAGTAGTTGGTAGCATATACATCAACAGTATCGGTAACTCCAGGGGCAGTTAACGTAGGGAAATTAAAAAATACTGTTTGCTGATAGCTTTCAAAAAAACTCATAATTACTTAGCAGCAAAAACAAAAGAAACTGTAGGAGTTCCTGCCGTAATTGTAACCAGGTTGCCTCTAATGAATTTCAATGGGATGTTGGTGTAGCTAAGGAATGTAGTTCCATTGGTACTAATAGTGGTATTGCCAGACGAGTTTAAATTAAAATAGTTTGTTCCGTCTAAACTTCCTTCAACTTTAACTACAACACTGGTAGATATACTGGCAACAGTAATCTGAGCAACGTAATTAATTGGCGCAGACAAGTTTTGCTCAGAAACTTTAAATGATTCTGTAGCACCTGTTGCGGTAAGAGGTGTAGCAGTAAAAAATATGCTATCAATAAAAGAAGGATCGTAACTCATGATTTACTTTTTGTAATCTAAGTTGGATTTTAACAGCCACTGATTTTTTTTGTGAACACGACCACGCTCAACACCTAGATCCAGGGTCAACTGATCACCAATTGCATTAGACATAGTAATCAGTTCATTAAAACATTCAGAAAGTTCATTATGATTTGTTGCTAGTTGAAGAATAATTCCTTCCTGATTAAAACAATTTTCAAAAGGAAGCTCAGGGATATTTGAATACGTAAGGTCCATCACCGTCTTAGGTGTAGCAATATCAAGAGACCTTATGTGTTCAGCAATGGTATCGATGCCTTCTTCCATTTCTTTATAGATTCTTTCTGTCAGAAGGTGCAGCTCATAGAACTTGCCACCCATTAAACCCCAATGTACAAGCTGTGTTTGGTGGTAAATGTTGACAGAATCGCGCAGACACTGCAACAACAGGCAGTAACAGGGCGTTGTTTTATCAGTAGTTGTTTTTGCCATAATTACCACAAATCTTCACATGCCCAGTATTTAGGTGTATTTTTGTCCATAGGCTTGTCGCATCCCATTCTAGCCCTAAAATTCTTTCTACGATCTTTGTCGTGGTGTTGTGTGTAGTCTTCGTAGCCGCGCCTGCCGTAACGTACTATTTTTTCTTCTCCGTCATGGCATGACTTGACTACCCACTTATGGGTGTCACCGGAAGGGGCACGCTGCGGCTTGTTGCACTTCATGTACTCTTTTGCCAACCGTTTAGCTTTAGCGTGGTCAGCCATGTCTAATTCCCTAAAGAAGGTGCATAAACTTCTTCTCCCTTAGTTGCCACGTCAAATCCAGATGGAAGCCGTTCTTTCTGTAGGCTACGGATACCAGAAACATATCGAGCCAGAAAATCTGCAGTTTTATTCTGATCTTGCTCTTGATCAGGTTGCAATCCATCCAACATAAGCGTCCTCGCAAATATAAGGAATAGCTTGGTGCACAGTAGCCAGGTTTAAAGACCTTGGCCTTTGCTCAGTCCATTCCTTAATCTTATCAGCCCTTTCTTTAGTATATTTAGGATGTTCATCTGTGTACCAAAGATCAAGTTTTTGCGAAGCCTTAGAAGAGTTACAAGCGTTGCAGCAGCAAGCAAGGTTGTTTCTTGAACTATGCCCACCCTTGTGCTTGGGAATAATGTGATCAATCGTGGCCGTATCTGAACACAGTTGTCTATCACAATAAGCACATTTCCACTTCCACGCCTCAAAAATACTTTGCCTAAACTTCTTTCGAGCAAGTTTAGGCGTAAGAACAATCAGCTCAGCTAAAAGTTCGTTCTCAGTGTGAAACACGGTAGGTGCATGCTTCTAAGTAAAAGATATGGCGCATACATCTACCTGACTGCTATGATTACATCATGCTTGTTTAGCCAACAAGTATTACGGAGTATCGCCTAACTTGGTCATGGCACCTGCTTTGGGAGCAGGAATAATCTCAGTTCAAATCTGAGTACTCCGATTGACGACTCATGTCTTCTGCCGGATCGTATTCAGCTTGCTCCAGGAGACGCAGTATGTAGTAATGAATCCGATCAGTTACCCAGCGAAGGTCTTCATCCGACACGTCGCATAAAATGGCGTCTAAGCGTAGCTCACGGGTTGGTTGGCACACGTGGTCCGCCACAAGTTCTAATGCTTTATAGCGGCCACGAGTAAAATCTCCTAACATATTAATCCGGACTGAGAGCGCGGTAAGCTTCGATCATTTCTTCCTCATTTTCAGTAAACTTTTGCTTAAGAACATTAAGAATTTCTAAAGCTCCCTGAACCTTTAAGTACCCTTCTTTGGTGATCATGAGGTTGGCTTCCATTGTTCGAATATCTGTGGTCAAGGTTGAGAGCTGTTCCTGCAGGCCTTTTTCCAGTTCAGTTACGTGGCTTTCCATTTGTGAATAAGATCTTTAACGATCTTAACACTACCTCTTAGCCAGTGGGGTAAAAAGGCCGGCAAAAATTTCTATAAGTTTGTAAAACTTAGATAAAAAAATTTCAATAAAGGTTGAATTTTCTTTAATCTTAGGACTGAAAGTTAAGTTAATAATGGCAATAGCTAACCCATGCAAAGCCAGAATTACGTCTGTAATACTTTGTATATGGCTGGTAAGTTGTTTTAAAAAATCATCCATTACTATTAAACCTTTATTTAAAAATCCAGCCCCAACCGCTTGCGCCACCGCCATAAAACAAGCGTGGATTTAAATTTTTAAAACTGTAATGCTTATTCTTTCCTGCTCCTGGTAATTGATTTTCCCATACGCCATTAATTAAATCAAGATCACCATAAGGATCTTGCACTAACCAGTAACTATTGCTGTACCCAGTAATAACAATAAAGTGCCCACCGCCCCTCGGTGCATCAACTGTACCATGATGAAGTATTCCTACAGCAACAGGTTTCCCTTTGTCTATCTGTTGTTTAATTTCTTGTACATCTAAATTTGTATAAAATTTAGCATCAACTTTAAGAGCATTTAATGCACCGTAGTGAGCTTCTCTGGTAGTAGTATCGCCGTATTGATTTACGATTTTTAAATAATCTGTATCATCATTAATCCCTTTTACTTTTAGATATTTTAAACACATTGCCAAAGAACTTGTTTGACATTGACGCCATCCTTCTGGACCATTATCTTTTTGATCAAAAAAGGGAAAGTCACGTAGATAACGTAAGTCGCCGTCTTGAGAGTAAATAGAAATCTTAGGTGTAAGACCACTCCAGTGGTCATCATAAACCCACCATTTACCTAACTTAAAACTCATGTCAAGTAAAGTATGTCCGTCACGCTTCTCAAGTACTTGATTTGCTGGGTACGTCCTGCCTTGATATACCTTTGCTTTTAAATCATTAGGTAACTCTGAAGCTGGCTTAGGTTCTTTCTTGAACCAAGTCTGCTGCAAGGAAGTAACATCAATAAGTTTTATAACCGGTGCAGTTGATACGGGTTTACAAAATAAGTCAACCTCAGCTCCACGACGACGAGCTAGCCCTTCAATGATTTCTCCATTACCTCCCTTTGCCCAACGCGGTAGCTCTTGGCTTGCTGCAATATTAGGATTCTCTCCACTATTAAGCCGCTTACGTAAGGTTGATTCTTCAAGCGCATACTCACCAATATTGTAAGTAAAACTTACAAGTACATCAAACTGATTTTGATTTAACGGTACGGTAATTAATTTACTGACCGCTTGTTCAAATCGAGCCAGATCTTTTTGCAGTAACTGCTCTGCTTGAAGTTCTGTTATTGTCAGGCCTTCATGAACGTCGTCACCAGTGTGTCCGTAACCTATGGTTAAGACACCGACCACATCATAGTAAGCAGTAAGACGTAGGCCTTCAAACTTTTTTATTAAGTTTAAACCTGGTTTAGATGTCTTCACTGCAAGAGGTTGGTACTGATCTCACCTAATACTAACCGATACCTGCGCTTGTAGTTCCAGAGTTAAATGCAATTGTATCTATGCCAGCAGATTTTGTTCCGGTAGAAAGCGGTTCTGTAGGCCCAGGATTTTCTCCAAGAACTGGCCAGGTATGGTATTCAGGAGAAGTTATAAAGGTGGCAAGCTCCTCTGTTGTTTTAGTTGTTTTGATTGTTAAAATTTTAAGACGGGATGAGTCACGAATATCTTCCCTCCAGGTTTTAACGTTTGGGTCAACTAACTTGCCATTATCAACCAAACGAGTAATCATCCAATCAGTAGGAATTAAAAGAGTATTTGCGGTGTAACGAGTCTGATCAACCCACTGAGTTACAAGTTGATCATGATCTTTAGGTAAACCTGGCCCCCAATAAAAACGTTGATCGTACCAAGGGGACGGAGGATCGGGTACTTCGGTGATACCAATATCTTTGCGATCTTCTGGCGAAGCTAAGCGAAGCCAGTTCGCAGGGTACTGAGTTCCATTTGGTGTTTCAAAAGGAACATCAAGTGCTAATGGCTTGCCGTTTAGAAGAAACATTATGATACAGCTTTTTAGTTATTGTAAGCCTTATCAGCCTTGGCGCCAGGAGCTTGACAGCACAGAAGATGTGTCCACGGGGGTTAGAAATGGAGACCAGGCTTTTAGGGGCGTTCTCAAACTTTCGGGCGAGAAACGTTTAATGCAGTTAACCTAGCTGCACCCCAGCATCGTAGACGTGTCCACTACTCACCTTGCGCGGGCGTATTGGAAAGGTGATTCAGCAAACGCGATGTAAAGGTACGTGCCGCCACTTGCGTTCCAGCCAGCGTTAGAAGTCCGCAATTTGAATCCGTTTGAAAGCATGTCATTTGGGTACGCAGACCTGTAAGACGAATCCTCTGCTGCCGATAAAGTCGGAAACAAACCAGCCGGGCATGGGTTGTAAGGATCACGCGCCGAATCCTGCAAATACCAGTCGTTTGCAGAATCTGTCCTTTTAATTAGCAACCACTTTGGGCGGAAACCAAGCCAAACTGCTGGCCCATCTGACGATCCATTTCCTACATAACTCCCCATCGAACTGTACCCGGTTACTGGGGCGAAGCAGTATGCAATTATGTCTGTTTGTTGATTAACACCTGAGTTAATCGGAAATACCGTGCTGCTGACTCCACTCCAAACTCCAGGCATACCCGTGTAACCCGAGCCAGTGTCAAACTGAAAATAAGTGTTTGCGCCAGTAGCCTTGTGATAAATAATCCAAGGATTGCTTGCGCCACGATTTTTGGTGATGATGAAATGTGGTTCAACGCCTAAACCATGACCGGCAGTTTTTGTTGGGTAGGTATATCCGGGGACACTTACTACGCTAAACCCAGCACTCTGGTTCGCCCTCACCTGACTAGTGATGGAGCCTTGTGTGTTGGTGACTGTTGAGGTCCCGGCGTCCCAGCACCAGGCGGCGAATGTAGTTCCGTTGTTATTGGCGCCAATCGAGCCGTCCATATCAACAGTAAACCCTGTAGAATCAAAAGAATTAACGCACCCATAAGACTGCTCGGAACTGGGGCCATCCGATTGAAGGGTATAAAGAGGACCGCGTACAGAATCCGCTAGTAAATGAGAGTATGCGGCACTGCGAGCTTTAATCCACACCAGATCCGGGCTAAATCCCAAACCCGTAATACTTTGCGTCCCACCATTTCCGGTGTAGAGCTTCACATCCATCGCCGAAGAACCCTTGGCGACTACTGGGGCGCCGAGGTTGGTATCGCACAGTGCCAAGAATGTTGCGGCAGGGCGATTTGTTCCTGGTGTCTGGTAGGCGAAGGCGCGTTGGCCGAAGTTGGCACTAATGTCCATGCCAGAGCCGCCCGTTCCGTCGCCAATTGCAGGTATAAATTCGCCACTTAGTGAACTAAAAGCTGTTCCTTGACTCGTGCCGTTTTTGTAAAACACAAGAGTTCCGGCATCAAGATCTAGGACAACCCCGATTACATCGCCTGCGCCGTAAGTTGCTCCGTAAGACGACGCGGAGGCATTGTTTTCTTTATTGCCAGAAAATCCAACGTAGTTGTAGCCACCAGCGAAAAAACCGGGGCGATCTGCCGATAGCGCTTCAGATGTTTTGATGATGCCAATGTTATTTGCAGCAGCGGTAGTGTTGACGAGAATCTCCCAGTACCACTTGCCAGTTGAAACAGCAATGGTTCCACGAGTCTGTGCTCCTGTTACAACTGCTGTTGTGCAGTCAAGGTTGCCGTTGGTCAGAGTGGCGGCACTGCTTTGGAGCGGATTCCAAGTGCAATAGTTCCCCCGCACCTCCCCACCCACGTAGGTATCGGTGCCGTAAGAAGTCGGGGTGTCTACGAGGCTGTCGTTGCCAGCGCCAGCCGTGACGGATAGGTTCGTGCTATTCCAGTAATTGCCAAGGCCCGAAAAGTCCTTACCAATGCCGACGTTGCTGCCGCTAGTGGTACTGCTGTTGTCGGAGAACTTCAGCCAGGATGAGTTGCCGGTGAATGTGCCCGTGTACGCCTTAGGAATCAGTTGCCCAGTAGTGGCACTGACTTCTGTGAAGCTGGATGGTGTTAGGGCTTGGCCGTCGATGAAGTGGATCTCGGCGAGGTACAAATCACATCCTGACCCAATGATGCCAGGTGTGATCGCAGATCCACTAGCAACCGACGTGCCATTTACATAGGTACCGCTAGTGGATACCAGCACGTGCATCCACGCGGATGGATCTCTAAATACTGCTGTAGAAGAATTAAGTTGATCGCTGGCATTAAAGG